AATTAGCCGTCGTACTTAGAGTTACTCTCCACTGCGATCCAGTATTCTACAGTCTCGCCCTTGAAGTGGCTGAGACCCTTTGACGAGATGGATACGTCATACTTACCTGGGATCAACTTGATATTATCCGAACGGAATACCATACGGAAGTTTGCATCGGTCTCACCGACCTCTACACTGAACGAGTCATTCGTTGCACCCTTAGTATCCACAGCCTGCAGGAGGATACGACCTTCGATACCAGTGACAGCGATATCAGGAAGCTGTGATACACTCAATGCCTTCATGACACGACCCAGAGCATCCTCAGTGAGCTGGAAACGAACTTCAGGATTTGGCAGTTCAATATCACGGTCAGGTGCAACCATGATCAGCGACTGGTCACTGAATGCATACTTGAACTTGTTATTACCCTCAGCAATCTCAACATAAGTTTCCTTCAGAGTAAGCTCAGGTTCATTGAACAGCGAGACAGTACCGAGGAAGCGACTGAGGTCATAGATGGCAAAGGTTGCATCAAATTCCTGTGTGAGGAATGCGCGAGCAAGGACAGACTTCGTAGGCGAGATGGTACGAACCTGATTACCCTGCTTGATCATAATGTTCTGATTGATAGACGAGAAGTTCTTGAGGATCTGTGTGGTATTTGAGTTAAGCTTCATAATATATTCTCCATGTTGAAAGGGACTTATCCGCAGTCATTTACCAGTATAACATGACTGCGGATAAGTGTACATCACTATTTTACTTCTTGTTCTTTTTGAGTGCACTAGGATCAGCAGTAGCCGAGGCACCGATCTGAGCCAAGTCAACCAATGAACCACCGAAGACGTACATACCAACATGCTGCAGCTGCATCCATGGGCACAACCATACCTTCATACCAGCGTTACGTACCCACTGACAGAACATATAGTCTTCAGACAGATAGCGCTTCGAGAACTCACGTGAACCAGCATTCGGGTCTTTGACAAACTCTAGAATCTGATCATTGGTAGCATCTGGGTTAGCACCAAGGAAAAGGCGCAACTCCTCGTTAAGATGTGTACGCTTATGATCGATTGGAGTATCGAAGAATGCCATAATCTCGCGACTGCCGTCAAAGTGTTCAGTGCGAACATGATCTGGCCTGTAACTCTGATGAGGATATGCTACTGCAAACTTCTCGAAGGTGTTACGCCGGATCATCATGAATCCGGTGCCAGCTTCTAGAACTTCTACCGGCTCACCAAGAGGAATCTCACCGGCACCACCAGCAGGATTGAAGACGTAGTCACCTACATACTTTTCAAGAGTATTAGGATCTTCGTCTGCAAATCCCTTATCAACTGCCATTTTGATCTTTTCCCAACTGATGCACTTCTTGGGATAAGGACCTGCAATGATATCGTAGTTGTCATCATCAGGATTCTCTGACTGTAGAGCCATCAGAGCGATAACATCATTGGCATTGAAACCAATGTCAGAGTCAATGAACATCAGATGTGTATCACCTGAACGCATGAACTCATCGGCGCAGTAGTTGCGTGCACGAGTAATCAGCGACTCATTGAACAGAAAGTAAAATCGAACCTGAATTCCATAGTGCGTGCAGAGAGCCGAGAGATCGGCGATCGAGCGGGCAAACATGCCCTGGCACTGACCACCATACATAGGTGCAGCGATGAAAAGCTTTCGTTCACGAAGCTTCTCGATTGGTACGTTGATTTCAATTCCCATAATTAATCCTTGTTTTCATTATCATGAACGTTAAGTTGGATAATGGCGTAATGAATAACCTTCATGAGGTCCTTACGCCATTCTGCTGGATCACCCTTACGACCATAGCGTTGGGTGTATTTCATCATATTCCCAATATTGAAGCCGGTTCCATGACCTGCATCAATGATGAATTCTGTTGCTTGATATTTGTTTTGGGAATAGTGCTGACCATAGGTAGCATCGATGTAAGACTGAATCTCTTTGATTGATTCGCCTTCGTTATATTTATACTCGATATTATAGGGCTGCTGATTTAAAATGCCAGATGGAATTAAATCTTGTAGGTATTTGCCTGATGTACTCATTATATAAAAAAGTCCTCTATAGTTGTGGGTTTAGTTTCAGGTAATCCAGACCATTTCCTTCCTTGCCAATGTGGATACGATGCTCGTGAAAGGTGGACTGACTTGGGTTTCTCCATGTGAGCAAAGTCAAGTTCACCCTTGTCATTCTTCAGATAGTCAGTCCACTCAATGAAGTTAACATGACTAGACATACACTGTGTCTTCATCTCATTCTTGAAGATCAGACGAACTGTCTCACGACTTGCCCAGTCACCAAGGAACGGAGTACCCTTGTAGTAACCAGTCTTAGGAAGTGCACGAGATTCATTCTCGACAGGAAGTAGTTCATATGCGTATACTTTATCAATATCAAGATTGAACAACTGGTTATAATATTTGCGCGCAAGAGCTCTTGTTGCTTCTTCAGGATTAGTCTGACGCATCAGGTGGTGGCGCAGATCGATGTTACCGAAGTAGAACTCAGCAACCTTACTATCGGGCTTGATAAAGCTATCAAGGCCTTCCTTCAGTGCACCGTGTAGTGTCTTAAAAGGAACCGAGTTGACATGCCAACCTGGACGGTACATGCAGATAGCATGACTATCGCCGGCGACCACATTGCCCGTGTGTGTGATATTCTTGATAGTTATGGCTGTATTCTCGATACGCTTTAGATTTTCCCAGTCAACCTTTACCCAATCAGGATGGATCTCGCCCTTCATACGTGGCTGCAGCATCTCAGAGTACTTAGGATGATCTATCCACAGAGAATGGACCTTGCCCTTGAACTGTGAGTATCGGATCAGGTTGTCGATACCACCATAGTTCTTCATGCCGCCGAATAGGTTGAGAGATCCACCCCAGTCATTGCCGTGGTAGACGTAGATCTCATCAAAGGAATTGATGTCAGGATGAATGTCACCGGTACGATCTAGGTGTACATCGTATCCAATCTCCTCCAACTGGTTCGCATAGATCGCCGCCTGAGCAGCACGATGCGAATGGATGTTGGAGGAGACATGGGTGAATGGGGAGGTGACGAGCGTTCTCATATTATTCACTATACATCAAGGGCGGCATAATGTACATCATTTTTTGGCCAATCACGGTAACTATTTACGCGATCGTAAATGGTAGGATCATTGAGAACTGGTTCTGATCCTACGTTCCAGAATAGGATGTTGCGGCCGGTATTCTTAGGAATGTACTTCCATACCTTACCATCATACGTATCTATGCAAGGAAACGGTGGAAGGTTGCCAGCCTTCTCACTCTGTTGGAAAGGCATCGGTTCAGAGATAACATTGGCGCGGCCAAGTTCACCAGCCTTCAGGTTACGTGACACAGCAACCGAATGGAACTTGGCATTCGGCCATGCAATCTGCATTGCTCTCGAAAGAACGCCGGTCGAGATGGCAACATAAACCTCATCAGGTTCTGGGATCTTAGATGCAGCCTTGACGATACCGGCAGTCACAAGTTCATGCTTTAGACCAAGAGGGACAAAGAATGCATCATCCTGTGTATTAGCCCAGTCACTGGCAATCTTGTTTAGGTTCGGCATTGCAGCAATACGATGGAACGATGCCTCTGCACCACGCTCAATGCAACATGCCTGATGGTGCGAGATTCTCTTGGCAGAAGGCATGAATAGCTTGACCTTCTTATCATAACGTTTGGCAACATCAAGGATAGAGACACCGGCAAGACCCGTACGTGGCTGGACATACACAATAGTCGACTGATTGATTTTTGACATCAGACAGTCACCACCGCGTACCTTGGTTCCTGTGATAAGATCATCACGGACACACCGAACACCGTCGTGAACCGTAACGACAGGATCAGGATAAGGATCAGACCATGTTCCGGCCAGTTCTAGATAAAAATCCTTGGCACCTTGCCAACTGCGATATCCAACATCCTTGTTATAACCATCTACAACATGTTTATCATGACTCATGCCATATTCCTTACCAGTTGTTTGTACTGATCCACACTCAGACCAGCTTTATCTATTATATAGCCGTCTGATGGGTGGTTGGTCATTCCATTAAACGTATCTACTAAGCCCAGATCAAGCATCGCTCTTTGCCGTCCGTAAGGATGGTCCTTAATTCTGCAAGAAGACCACACGGAATCAAAGCATAGGTGATTGTAGTCTGATCCTGGTTTGACATAGTTTTCAACCCATCGGATGAAATCGCAACAGACGTCTTCTGCATCATAGGGATAGGCACCTGTATCGGCATAGATCTTCTCCATAACGTTATCCAGGAATACTTCCTGCTTCACTCTGTTAGTATTGATTGCTAGATACGAGATACACTCAACAGCATTCGTACCGTAGTAGAACATGCTTTCCTTGTTGACATACTGAGGATACCAGTCAGCAATATCAGCAATGAATGCAGCGTACTGGAATCGATAGACACGAAGGCCATGTCTTTGGTTCCATGCAAACATCCATTCACCGATCTCACGAAGATCCCTCTTGGCATTAGATCCTTCAAGCCACTCAGCTAGTTCACGGCAAAGCTTCGGCGCAAACTCAGACAAGTAGTAATCGCCGGCCTTCCTGTAGTTCTTGCCCTCAGGAATCTTAGGGAAAGCAGGAAACTGATATCCGACCGACGTATAGAACGGATACGGATAATGATTCAACCGACGAACCATGTCTTCAATTGAATTGCATTCGTACAGGTGTGGAAGGATTGTGTTGTGATATCCAGACGGCTTCTTTGAGTAGTTGATACCAGACCCGGTAATGCGATGCAACAGAAAGACATAAAGCCATTCTGGGAGGCTAAAATCAGTGTGCCTGCCTGTCCAATCGCGGGCAATGTACCCACGTTCGCGCGTATGGAGTCCCTGTTCCATCTTGTGCCAGTATGGATGTTCAGGAGTCCAACCATAGAACACATCGTTTACGATCTGAGAGAAACCTGCCAACTTGCGGTTGACAACATCATATAAGTGCACATTCTCTAGTAGATCATCATCCATCTCGCTGAGAATATAAGGAATAGTGCCTAGGTTACACTTGGCTTGCTGATCCTTGGCCAGTTCAAAGTATCGAAGATACTCGTCATAGTATTGTGTGGTTTCCATTATTCTTCTTCATGACACAGGAACATCACACTGGCTTCCTTGAACATCTTTTCAGTTGTCTTCATAGAAACCCTCCAAGTCTCAGAGATATCCTTAGGATACTCCATGATAACCTTGGTGATTCCTACCTGAATGATGCCCTTGGCACACTCAGAACACACAGGAAGGCCGACAACATACAACGTAGCACCCTCAAGTGCTACACCATTATGACATGCATTATAGATTGCATTCATCTCACCGTGCACAACGTACTTATACTTCTCCTCACGATCATTATATCGATCGTCAGTGTCCTTGATGCCGCGAGGAAACCCGTTGTATCCCTGGCTGAGGATCTGGCCCTTAGAACCAATAGCAACGGCTCCAACCTTTACCGATGGATCCTTTGACCAGGTAGCAACTTCCTTGGCCATATCAAGGTAACGGCGTGTCCACTTGTTCATTACTTCACCATATCAAAATGACGCTCATACACG